GTTTATGTTGCTCCATACATGACAGGCCCACATCAAGGTGCTCAAGTGTTGGGTCACGAAGCCCAGCATAGTCAAGAACACGATGCTGATATTGCCAAACGCAACGATTCTAAAAATGATTCTTTTTTGCAAGCTTTAGAAAGACAGTCAGCTGGTGCTGGCGCTAGTGATACTAGAAAAGCAATAGAAGAAAACTTCCAAAAGTTTATGCAGGGTGTTGATCGCGAAAGTAAATACTCTAGTGATTTAGGTGGATATGCTAATAGCCGCCATGTTCCTTCTGATGAGCGCTTTGCTGACTTTGCTGGTGTTGAGGCTGCATTGCCACGTGGTCAGCGTTTTGCTGATACCAAAGTTGGTAAAGCAGTATTACAAACCCCAGAGCAATTAAATTACTACCACCAAACTGTTCGCCCCCTTGAACCTAAAATGATGGCTCAAGATGAAGACAAACGGTCTGGTTTTTTAAAAGCTATGCAAAAGATGCGTGATGCTGCTGAGGTTAACAAACACTCCGACCAAAGCTATGCAAACTCTGCATTGGACATATTAAAAACTTTGTTTGAGAAGTAATCACTTCCTGTAACGTTTTCCATGCCACCCCTCGGCAGCAAGAGGAAAATCGGCAGCCCATGCTGGTGGTGTAGTCATTATTGTAACTACATTATCTAGCGCGGACTGCCCGTTTTGTTCTTCCACTAGGAGCAGCACCTCGTCATGGATGCAGTTAATAATCTCATAGCCAGCTCGCTCGAGCTCTATCATAGCAAACGCCAAGAAATCGCGAGCCGTACCCTGAACAGCGGATTGGAAGATGCTACTACCAATAAGCTGGTTATTAGTCCACTGCCGAGTGAAAGTGTTTTGACTCCTGACACTGATGCCAAGTTTCTCTTCACCCCATGGAGTTGGGAACAAATCGACCTTGGGCTCTTGCCAACGGATAATCCTACCGCTCGGTAATGTCATGTGTAGCACCTTCTTGGCGCACTTAATCCGCAATCTTTTCCCCGCCTCAAACGCAGTACCTTCATTACGTACTGCCTCAATTGCAGCAGCCTCACACTCATACCAAAGATTCTTTACTTTGGCATAGGACTTTCGGTAATTACTTACCGCGTCTTGGGCTTGCTCTTCACTAAGTTTGACACCCATCCCTTCAGCATACCTAACAAGACCTTTAGCACCTTGACCAAACATCGCACCGAGGACAGCTGATTTTGATACCTGACGTTGATCCTTCGTGACTTGATCATAATCGACTTGATATAAGCTTTCTGAAGCGAAGACTTTATACTCATCTAATCCTTTCCGGAACAACTCGACTTTGTCTTTTTGTCCCGCAAGCCAAACGCCGACCCTATTCTCGATGGATGAAAAATCGACGTCCACGAAGGTTTGTCCATCTGGCGCACTAATAGCGGAACGCACCAAGCTGGATAACTCGTCCATCGTACCAACACCTTCCCCAAAAACTTTAGGTATCGCAAGTGCAATTTGTTCATCGCCCAAAGTAGGTCGTGCAATGTTCTGAAGATTAAGTCCACCGCGAGAAGCCCAGCGACCAGTACTCGCACCGTGATAAACCAAAGTATTTCTAATACGACCATCTCGTTGTATCTCCATCATCTTAGCGTACTTAGCCACGCTAGTCTGGCTTCCTTCTTGTCTTAACTCTAACACACGCTTTATGGGTTGCTTTAAATTGCTGCGTTGCAGCATTTTTTCAACGGTCTCTGCGGTCAAATCATCTAGTGGCTCTGTTAGATATTGATTTAACCAACTCAACAATTTAGCCCTCTCAGACGGCTTAAAACCGGTCAAGGAGACGCATTCCTCATCAATTAAGGCCTGAGCCTCACCGACTGCTTTTACGGCGTTCTGGAGCTCGTTTGGATCCACTGGCACACCACGCAGGTTAATCCGTTGTGTAAGCTCCCATACATTCTGCTCAGAGGCTGCAAGGGGACGCAGGAGCCTGACGATTGCCATTTCAGTTCTAACGTCTTGGGCACAGTACTTAAATAACTGGGCGAGTAACTCTGGATCATCTTCATACTCTCCTTTCCTATTGGGTTTACATAACTTTTGAATCAAACGGGCGCCTATGGCGTCTTTTTTATGGGCGGCATCCATAAAGGTACCGGCCTCATCAAGAGACTGTGGCACGTTGTTGGCTGCTGCTATGGCCATCGAGTCAATCACCTGCTCGAGCTTTAGTGGCGGCCAACCGTACTTAGGCACACAGACGCAGTTCCAGATGGCGTACTCGAACATGGCGTTCCATGCTTGGATTTTGCCACCGTTGGCAACATGGTCTAATAATTTAGATAAAAAATGCCCGTAGTGTGGGTTATTAACTTTGTCGGTTACTAACACATCGTCAGGTTGGGTGCCGAACGCAATACACAACACTTCTGTTGTGGGGTCGTTGGCGTAGATGTCCAAGCCTACATCGGGTAGGTTGGCCTTACTGCGGGTCTCAAAGTCAATGCTGTAAATCATAAGTGCTCCTATGGCAAGCCGACGTATCGGCGGAACAGGTAGTGTAGCATAAAAAAGGGGCGCTGTACAAGCCGCCCCAAGTCACCACCATGTCATCTATTTAAGTCTGTTGATTACTGCGTTTTTCTCATCGTTGGACATAGCATACCATTTAGAAATCTCCGCCCGGGTTCGTTTGCATCCTTTACATATGTCAAAAAAGTCGAGGCGACAGATACCGTTGCAGGGAGATTTGACTTCCACATCCAAGCTAGGTTCCAATTCATAAGGTTTAATGGGGGACAAGCCCATGGGTCAGATCTCACAGACACCGGCAGAACATGCTAACATCTGCGCGCCCTCTACGTTGTCTGTTTCTTCTTTAAATGCAGACCAATTAATTACAGGCATTTTGGCCTTTAACTCTTCGTATTGTTCTTGGGTGCACTCTTCATACGGAGCCTGTCTATAAGTTCCACCGTCATACGGTAGGAACGAAACTCCAGAGATCTCGTCGAAGTGTTCCCAAACCCACGCTCCAACCGCCGGCCAATCCTTTTCTTCGACAGAGATGGTGACTGAGGGTTTGTGCTCACACCATTGTCTTTGATAGGTAAGCCAGAGTTCAAGGTGGCTGATTGGCGTAACGTCTTCTCTTGTAAGTCCATCAGGTGCTTTTTGAGGGAAGCTAAAAACTGTTGTTTGTGTTGGCTTGTAAACGCAGTCTTCGGCTGGCACTCCTTGGGCGACCAAGAATTGGCTGAGGGGATCTTTTTTGTCTCCACGCACTCTACGGATATAGTATTTAGAATGTCTTGGATGGATTCCACTAGCGCTGTCAACGAGCTGAGATACTGTTCCGCTTGGTTTGACGCAAGTGATGGCTGCGCTTTCAGGGATTTGTAAAATTGCAGCCCATTCTTTATTTGTTGCTCTTGCAACTTCGCGTAATTCGTTGAGTAATTCATCTAGTTTTTCTCCTTGAGTACATAGTCTTGTGCTATCAAAGATTCCTGTAAGCGACACACCGAGTAATCTTTCCTCTTCCGTATTTCTTTGCCACAGTTTACGCAAATAAGGGAATTTGGTAAAAGTTGATTGTATTGTTCCGAGTATCGTGGCCACGCGTACTTTAGACAAAAGGGTCTCTTTAGTATCGTCATGTCTTACCACCGCTTCTGTTAAATTGCAAAATTGATAAGGTCGAAGAATGATTTCAGAGCACGGATTTGTTCCAAATTCGAAATTAGGATCACGGTGTCCGTATTTCTCCACGGTTTTTTTAGCGGCTTCACGATTAAATATTCCCCGTTCACCAGAGTGGGAGTTATATAGCGAGAGCCACTCTTCCATAAATTTCCCCACCGTAGGAGTCTCATTATAAACCGCACTGTTGTTGGCGAGTGCACGATGAGGTGCTGTTTCCCACCATGGTCCAGCTTTAGCATGACGAATCCTTTCATCATCAAGATCAGATAACGAGATCATTGCAGAGCGGCGTACACCACCGACCACAACTACCTCACCAATTTTGCACATCAAGTCGTGACACTCTAAGCTGTTTAGCTTGCGACCTTGTGCATGTTTAAAAGTGTTAACAGTAAAGTTAAATAAATCTACTAATGGTTCTGGCCCGGAAGCTCTTCCACCAAATGTTTTGAGTCGTGCTCCGGCAGGTCTGACAGCAGATACATCCCATCTTGGAATTTCTCCTGCCCACAAATGCGCGAGAAGTAAACGTAGGCTTTTTGCCCATCCTTCTTTGCTGTCGTGTACGACGATGGTGTGCTCTGAATCAAACAAGTTTTCTGGCACTTCGGGCAAACGGTTAATGTACTTGGATTCAACTGAGAATCCAACACCAGTTCCGCAAAGCAAAATGAACATCGCTTCGTCAAAGCTTTTGGGGTCATCCACTGGGAGATACGAGCAATTATAGACACAGGTGTTATCACGATCGGCACTCTTTCCTGCCGTCATCATGGCGCGCATGGACGGCATAACTTCATGGTTAAAAATAGCACTACGAATTTCGGTTTTCAATTCTGCTTTTTCAGCTAGGGCTGGTGTACGACTAAAAATGTAGTCAACAAAGCGGTCAACTGTTTCTCCCCAGTTTTCACGTTGACCTTTTTCGTCAATGTAACGGGCATAACGGCTGGCTGCAATGTATTCTCTGTACTGATCCATGGTGTCTTTCTAGTTATATGGTTGATTAAATTTTACCCACACAGTTTCGTGCAGATAGTATAAAACGGTGTTTACTGCCATTTGGGTTATTGCTATATTACTGGACATAAGCATCTGTCCAGTAATAACGTAAGATATTGAAAAAGTAGAAAGAGATCCCACTAAACGCCAAGTCAGCGTTTTAATCAATATCTTAGGCAATTCCTAAATTCTTTCTAATTTTGGTTGCGCTAATATCTGTTACTGTTTTATCAAACTCCTCCTTCTCAATTTTATAACCGACATCACGACCATAAGTGATGTTAACAATATTTGGTACGATTTGAATTTCGTATTGACCTTGATACAGCGGATCCAAATCTCTACGAATAAAACTCTTAACTTGCTCGATAGCAAAAGGATTGCTACCTTGCCAGCCCTGACAGTCGCGGATCTGAATAACAACTTGCCCTGTCTTGCTGATAGCTCGATCAAACAAAGCACGATGGCCATCGTGCCAAGGTTGCCAACGACCTAACATCTGGACTGTTTCTTTTTTCCAATCAAACGTTGGTCGTCTGCGGTTTGCAATAATATGCTCGCCAATGAACTCAGCCCACTTTACTGCATTTTGTTCTGTGATTCTAAAATCGTAAACCTCTGGTTCCACAAATGCTGCGTTGGTATCTGCGTATCGACCTTCACGAATGGTATCCATCCAGATAGTCCAATCGGCTTTAAAGTTATTGCGTTGCTCAACCAAAGGCGCTACGAAGTCACAGATCACATAATCGCCACCAGATTCCATAGCAAACTGCAACATGCGTAAACTTTGGCGAATACGGCCTTCTTTACTGAAGTCCCAGTCGTTATATTTACGACGCACATCATCAGCATTAAACCAATTTACTTGTACGTTTGAATCAAAGGGCTCCATAAGTGCACGATTGTAATTGATGGAACCGTTTTGCTCGAGATATTTTTTAAGTTCGCCAGCTAGTGTTGTCTTACCAGAACCGGGCAAACCCATAATGAGAATTTTTGGCATAGTGTTCTAAGGGTAAAAAAGGGAGGCCGCAGTTTCTACGGACACTCCCTTGTACTACAATGAAAGGATTTACTTCTTTGCTACTTTCTTAGAAACCGACTTCTTTACTGCTGGTTTCCGTGCTGCTCTTTTTACTGGAAAAGCTGGATATTTTGGACCAAGAACTTTGGTCAAAAATGCGAGTAATTGGGCTTTAAACTGTTCCATGATTACACCGCGAAATCAGCTGCAGCAGTTGTGCCGCCGCCCAATTTCTCTCCATCTTCCATCTTCTGTAGGTTATTCAAACCGCATGCAATACCCTTAGAACCTTGTGCATTGTATGGGTAGAATGTTACTGAAGCACGACCATAGCAACCGCTGTAAAACTCATCAGAGTCGATGATTGGATTCATTTCAGAATCAACAACACCGGGCTTCTGAGCAGAGTTTGCGTTAATGAAGTAGCAACCAGCATATACTGGATCATCCTTCTCTGCATCGCCATCACGCAAACCGCCTTTGAGGTTCTTAGGTACTGAACCACCGAAGAAAGCTGCATTGGCAGTTTTGGTTTCTTCAAATGCTTTTTGTAAACGAGCAACTGTATCTTTATCAGACTTAGGAATGATGATAGATACGGAGTACTTAGGAACGCCACCTTCGACCGATGCTTTTGGTTGGAAAACATTGGCATAAGAGAAACGTACTTTACCAGTTACTACTTTTACTTTTGTGCTAGCTGTTGCCATAATAAATATTACCTTTTTAACATAAGAACTGGACTTCAATAGGGGCCAGTTCGTCTACCCTTACTACGCATCAAACAGTATACCATGTTTTGATAGTGCTGTTCGAATTGCCAAACTTTTAATGAAATCTGCTTGGTTGTACACATTATGCAGCAAATCTGGATTTTCTGCAATCAAATTAATTATTTCAGCCGATGAGTCGCGGAGCTGCATGACAGACTCCCGATGATCCCCTCCAACCAAACCTTCAAAATCGCTTGCATACTTCTCTATTAATATTTCTGGAACATCAAAAGTTATACCATGACAATCTATTTCCATTATGGGCTTTCTTATTATTTTACCTGCATTGTTAAGCCTAAGTTACCGATAGCATATCCTAAAAACATGACACCAAACCAAGGGGCTCCTTTGATGACTTGGTCTATCGCCACTACAAAATAAACCAAACCCATTGCTGCAACTAACCATGTGCTCATAATTCCTCCAAAAAGACTGGTGTATGTTCGCCATTCCAACTACCAAGAATGTTGTAGTGGTAGTACTCAACAGCCTCTTCGTAATCCATACCATCTTCGTTCATTAGTATCTCAATGACTTTAGATTCACTATAGCAAACTGCAACGGTATTGATGCGGTTTACAACTCCAACGATGGCTTTATCAAAGTATTCGGGATCTAGTACTAACAACTCAGGATAGTGTTCCGAAATGTCTTTTCGGTTCATTTAAAATCTTCCTGAGCTGTTTCTTTAGCTCGTACCAATTTTGGCTGGCCTTCTGGACGTAATACCAAGTCACCTAACCAAGCAGTTACTTGGCCTTTGGGTCCTAGCTTTTCCAATGAGGCGATGGATTTTAGTTTGCGTGGCTCCCAGATTGCCTGTTCATCCATACCCTTTTCTACTAAAACCGTTGCAGCTAACGCGTGGTCAGAAATCTTGCGATGCGTTACTGATGTGGCTAGCTTGTAACCTTGGGGAATTTTGTTGTGCTCAATTGCTTGCTCCAAAGCGTACTCTTCAACATCATTAACCCAAGTGCGTAAGTTTTGTGCTTTGCTTAATACTTGTTCAAACTCTTCGTCTGTCAGCAAGGCTGGTTGACGGAACTCAATACGTGCTAGCTCTGTGTTGAAGTCCGACCGCGCCCTGCACTGCGCTTTGGCGCGGCAGAATTGGCAGTGGTCTCCGGGGAGGAACTCGCCTGAGCCTGCCCACGCTTTCTTGGCTTTTGGTTTGACGAAATAGTTAGCCCAATCGACGAGTTTATTGATGCTGGTGCCATCGGTGCTGATTGAGTCGAGCCTTGGCTGATGGATTGTGTAACTGACTTCTTTGATTTCTGGGTATTCTTCTTTGAACTTGCTCCACGCACCGAGCGCGTAGAGGCGGAGTTGCGTGTTGTCGATTGCAGAGATTGGAACTCCTTTTCCAAACTTAAGGTCGATGACGCGAATGGAATGTTTAGAAAGTATAACCACATCGGCTGTACCAAAACCGTCAGGTACCCAATCAGAGAAGTCCACGCGTTGTTCAAATAGTGGAGTATCGCCTTCACCAATTTGAGAACGAACGTACAGAACATAATTATCGACGTTAGCCTCGAAATCGTCATCGTAAAAGGGTGATTGTTTAATTGCTTGGTATTCACTTTCAAATTCCTCTGTGCTGATCTGGCCAAAATACTGACGAAGCTTAATTTCACCTAGTGTATGGGCAGTTGTGCCCTCTAGGGAAAAATCAAACGATCCGGGTGCTTTTTTGGGTTCTGGGAGTGTCGCTTCGAGTCTGGCGCTAGGGGTGCATGTTAACCACCGTTTAGAGCCTGAAGCTGAGAGTAATGCGTGTGCAGTCATCTTATTCTTTCAATTCGTTTTAGTCTATATATAATAATGCAAAAACGAAGGGGGCGCAAGGCCCCCTTTTAGGTAAAACTGAAAAAATAAATAATTAGACTTTTAGGGCGGAAATTAAATCAGCAATTTCTTTGTTAAAGTCGATTTTGGTTTCTTGTTTGATCTCCGCTTTGATTTCGCGGTTATCTTTGTAGTCGTCTGGGTATTGTCCGCGAAGGGCAATTTCGGCAATACGGCTGTTAAAAGCTTTGTTTTCGACGTTAGCTAACATCATCATCTCCCAATAGCTTTGACCGTAAGTTGTGGCCAAATCCATTGTTTCAGCAAAAAATGGGTCTTCTTTCTTCCATTTTGCCGCTGTCGCTTTGCTGATGTTAATAGCTGCATACATCGTTTTTTGGGATGCACCCTGCTTACCGAGTTCCAAAATGACGTTTGCCATTTCCTCTGTAAACAGTTTTTTCTTTGGGGATGACCTTTTAGCTACCACATTTCCACCTTTTTAGTGCTGCTGCTTTTCTTGTTGGTTTGCCATTTTCGTCCTTCATTGGACCTTTAACGCCGCTCATACGGGCACAAAATGAATCTTTGCGTGATCCACCTTCAGGCTGTGGTGCCTTTAGATGACTGCCGTTTTTGGCGTTATATGCCTTACGACCAGCCTCTGTCATACCAGCGCCTTCGCTGGTACTTAGATAGTGACGACCTTTACCAGTTGTTGTCTTTGCAATTGGCTTGTCATGTTTAGCAGAACCGCCAGATGCCATCTTAGGTAATGTCTTAAAGTCTTTCATTTCTTTGCTGTCTTAGCAGATTGTTTGAATGCTTTAGCGGTTGGGGCACCTTTGGCACCCGGCTTGCGCATCTTCTCGCCTGAGCCAGCTTTGATGCGTTCCTGTTTAGCGTGGATGTTTGCGTATAGTCCGGGTTTAGTTGCCATAATTGTAAAGTTAAAAATGGGCGATTGTAAAGTTAACCGCCCATGATTGTAAAGTTTAGAATATTACAGTAGTGCCAGTTAAACGTTTAGCCACTTTGGTAAACTCGTTAACGCTGGACTCGCTGATAAATTTATTGATTTCAATAGCCTTATCTACAATTTCTTCGACTGTTGGAAACTTAGGGGCTAGTTCTTCTGCCTTTTTGGCACCCTTGTTGAGCAGTTCCCAAGCCGCTAAATTAGCTTCATGTTGCTTAATTAGGATGTCTTTGGCTGTGTTGAAAATAGAAAAGCGTAATTCAAATGGGTTCATGTGATTCTCCTGTGTGTATAGTGTGTAAATGGGTTTCCAAGCGTCTCACGACGAGTTGTACTCCCTATTTATACTAATGCACAAACCACCTAAAAACCGCCCTATTTGTCGTCTGGAACAATAATTTTCTTAACTGGCTTTTCTTTAGCCTTTTGCTGCTCTGCAAGATGCTTTCTGAACATTGGCATCATTTCGTTGATCATGTTTTTGGCCATAGCTTCGGCTACAAGGCGATCTTCCATTTCCTTTTCTTGGCTGGTACGCTTTGTCTTTTCCTCTACAGCTTTAATCATGTCGTTACTAAAGCCTCTATGCTTTAGAAACTGCCTCATGAAGTTATCCATTTGCTG